TCCCTGCTTGCATCTCGTATGACCATATCATCAATCGGGATGTGGTTCGTTGAGAGTGTCGGTGTGTCAATACCAACTGGCTCTTCATTGCGTAACACATAACCCCAGAAGTCTGACACCACTGCCCACATTGAATTGAAATACTCCTCATCGTATGAGACAAATGCTGACTCCCATTTATTATTCCCAAAAATTATTGATACCCAGATGCCATCCGACTGAGCCAAGTGAGAATACATTTGTAACTGTGGCATGTAATATTTAATTGCATCGTCCATACTGTTGTATGAATTGGTATGCTTTGCTTCTACTGGATTACTTCCATTCATTGCATCGACTGTACCCTTGACAGGCACATCACCGATTTGTTTTTTGTAAGCAGACTGAAAGCCACCAAGGACACAATCATGCTGCTTTGCAAACCAATCCAAGTTGAACTGCTCAGTGTGAACACCAAGCTGCACCGCAATATTGTCAGACAAATCGTCGGACTCGACGCGACCTGTCTTGACCTGCCATAGCTCCAACCAGTTGCCCTGCATAATTTTTACACAGTCAGAGCCACCGATAAAACCCTTACGCTCCATTAATTTTCTCCATCATTGTAAGGTCTTGTGTACTGCGTTTGTGCAGTAGGGTCAAGGTATTTTTTAAAGTCATCTTCAGTTATTGTTGTCATCTCAAGCAACTCTTTCTTGAGTTTACCTTCGAGCCAGTAGTGTCCCACTCCCTCCCCATTCTTAATTCTGTTAGCCATAATTCTGTGTGTATCTATTCTCCAAGATGACTTACGATATTCAGCAGCAAGACTTGGCGAGGTGCTTGCTCGTTTAACATGTGCATCCCAAGAAGAAGCATTACCTGATAGTCTTTTAAACTGAGCCACTAAACTACCTCCCAATAGACAGCATGATGCTTGCCCTCATTGTTAGCTATCATGGCTTTATCAATGACCATGCCAGTTTCTTTTAGATCTTTGATACGTGCCGCTAGTCTAAAGCATCCAAACTTTTCTAATGCTTGTATTGCAGTGATGCTGTTACCTTCTTCAAGGTAAGCTTTGATCTGTTTGTTCTGTGATTTCATCTTGATTCTCCATTAATTGTTCAAACATTTCACCAGACATAATGACTAAAGTTTGCGGAGTTCCTCTCCGTCTTTTATAGAAGGCTATGTCTCGACCTTCTAATACTTTGAATGGGCTTGGGAAGTTTGATACATCCCGATACTTTACTTCTCCCACCAATTCTTTTCCTTTGAGTTCGAGCTTGATGTCTCCCGAATACTCTCCTCCCAAGCTGCCTGAGAGTGGTTGCCTCTTCGCTTTGATACCGATTTCTGTAAGCCACTTGACGAACCACTTTTCATGGTAAGTTCCTTTATTTTTGTTTCTATTGACCACGGCTCTTCCTCATAGCAGTGCAAACAAATGAACCAACACTTTTGCATTGATGATTCATGGTTGCCTTTTAGTATTGCAACATACCAATATGTCTTGTCTCCACATAGCTTGCATACCGCAGCCTTACCTCTTAATTGCTTCGATGTCATATTCTAATGCCTCTAACCAACACATTAACATAAACCCAGAAGGCATTCGCTTGAACTGCTCCCACTTGTGAACCAAAGATTCAGTGCAACCAATCTTACGCGCTAAGCTTTCTTGGCTTAATGCCCTTTCGTGCCGAGCGTCTATTAACAACTTGACCAGAGTCTCGTAATTGTTTGGTACGCTTGGCGGCTTCGTCTTTTCTGTGTTGCTCATCTATCGCATCTAAAACAGAACATGCAGTATTAAACCGCATTTCAGTTTGCCCATTGATCGTTCGGTAGTATGTAGATGTCGGAAGCCCTGCATATTTAAAGGCAGTAAATAAATCTACACCCTTTAGTTTTGCTTGTTCTCTGACAGTATCTAAGTATGCTTTCATACTGCGTATATGGAGCAACATAAAGTAAGATGTCAAGGGCAGTAAAGGGGGGTGTGCTATTGCCCATGACATTGTTGTTATTCCTCCTCTGTTATTTCACTTAGGTTTTGCCCTGTTCCCAGACAGTCAGGACAATCGATATGATCTGTGTCAATGTATCCACTGTCACGATCAAAGCTCATAGGCACATTAACCTCACGCTCAACATAGCCCCAACCTCCACAGTCGGGGCAAAAGCTTTCCTCTTTCTCTTTCTGTTCGAGAGGTTCCCAGAAAACCTTTTTGAATATGTCATTCAACATGTGATCCATTGCATCAATATGGGACTTCATCTTGCAACTCCTCCAAGCTTTCTTGATAGCGTTCTTCCCAAGCAGCTATTGCTCTGCGTTCAAACTTATCCGCATCGAATCTTGGGTTCATGCGCTTAAGTTTTTGCGATAGCTCTTTGATGTTAGTAGGCCAATGTAAGAAAGGTGCTATCTCATCAGCAACAAACTCAAAGTCTTGTCTAGTCCAACGTGCCATTTGTTTTCTCCTGTTTGGTTGGCATTACAACGATAAGTTTATCATCAAGCCATTGTTTGTTTTCTTTTGTGTTGCCCATTTCTTGTAGGCATTTTTCTTTCAAAAGCTTTTCTAATTCATTCATTATCTTTCTCCTTTTTCTTCTTCCCACTGTTTGTGGAACTCTCTCCAAAGTTTTATTTTTGCTTTTCTAATTGCAACAAGATCAGAGAGATAAATATCTTCAATGTTATCCCAAGTGTTGAACAGATCATCAACAGAGTCATACAAATTACGATAGAGTTTTTCTTGATGTTTGTTCATCAATCCATCCTCGTAATAAAGTAATCATTCTCTTCTACTCTTGGCAAAGCAATGATTGCGTATGGAAAATACCAAACCAATCCAACAGGTGTATCATGTGATGCAAGCCATTCCATATCTTCATCTTCTTCGTATTCTGATATGAGCATTCCATCTTTAAGCTTTGAGCCAAACTTATATAGCTTACCGAATCCGTATTGGTCTTCCATATACTGCACCAAATCAACTCTCCTATCTTTGCCTTCAGATAGAACGTTGTATGCTGTTACCCATAACGGCAACAATCCTAATGACTCAATGATACGGTTCTTGGTTGCATTAATTTTAGGATTCAACTTTAACATTTTCATTCTCCTTTTCCATTGCTACTAATTCAGCAAGCTTTTGATTTGTTTTTATCATTGACTTTATTTGTTCAATTGCAATCGGCTTTGTGATTGGGAAGTAAGCCTCAGTAATTAACTTGAGATCTCCCTTGTTTCGCAATTGCTCAACAAGCTCAGAGTATTCCCAAGCAAGTTGATTAATTTTCCATAGTTGTTTTGATGTAGCTGATTCCAACATAAACTTCTCCTTTTGTATTGGTTTCAATATGATAGTAACTGCACGTATGCAGCAAGTCAAGCCCTCTCCGCAAGAGTATAAAAAGCGAGCGAAGCGAGCGCGAAATTTTTGGGAGGCCTTTCGACCTCCCTGCAATGTCTAAGCTTTCTTCTTAGCTTTGAACTCTGGCTCGTTGGCTGCTTCAAGAGCATCTAACTCTGCAAACATTGCTTTGATATCATCTGGCATCTCTGCGTCTGGTTTGCTCTCAATGCTTGTATAGGTTGCTCCGGTCATTTCTTTATATGCTGACTGGGCTGCTGAAAGTTCAGACTGCATTAACATGAGAGCAAAACTTTCTGCCTTATACTTAGCGACTGATGCTTGGAGGTTGTTGGTGCTTATCTCATCACCATTGAATTGACTTCTATACCTGTTCATCCAAGTTTTAGCGGTGGTCTCTCTCTCTGACTGTCTGGAAATCCAGAACTCTAGATCTTGGATCTCTCTCTTGAGTTTACGCTCTGCATGAAACTTGAGAGTATCTATCACTTTCCATCCATCGTTTGAAGCGTGGCGATCTAGGTTATTGGTAGTGATGTATAGTTCTGTACTATGGGTGTATGTATCTACTATTGCTTGTATAATTTTCGACATGATTTTCTCCGTTTATATGTCTTTCTTATCAAATTTGCCCGACCCGAAGTGAGGGGGTGGACAGCAACGACAGGGAATTGCCATGGTTCTGATGTCAATACGCAACCACGTCCGTGTTGACATAAGGTTCTGGTTGTTCCATGACGGGGATGGCCGCACGCGATCTTCGAGTTGGTCAAATCCCTTACACCTCGTCGAGCGTCAGCGAGACTCTATCTCTCTTCTCTCTTCTCTTTGCGTCAGGATGGAAGCCCGACAGGGTCGAGACTACAGGCTCGATTCACGACAGCCGCCTCGGACGCCCAAACGTGTCAACCCATAGAACGCTACGTCACTTTCATAGTTACGCTACGTCACATATTGACAAGCAGTTGACAAAACTGGCATCAATGGGGGGAGAGAGGGAGAGGGGGGCTAGCAATGGTAGCAATGGATAATACACACTAGATGATTGTTTTGATGCTTGCCTCGATATAGTAGATGTAACGCTTGCTTGACTTAGGATCAATGTGAAGCTTACAGAACATAGAAAAGGATGTTGAATGGGTCAATTCACTGAGAGAAAGCTGACTGATAAACAGACCGCTTTGGTAGACACCATCGTAGCAAGTGGATGTAGTATTACAGAAGCAGCCACGCAAGCGGGGTATGCGAGTGGCGAGAGCGGAAGAGTCACTGCGTCCAAGGCGTTAAAGCTCCCTCATGTGCAGCAGTATATGATGCAGAGGATGGGAGAGGAATTTGGACTCAGTGCTACAGTAGCCGCAGGACAGTTACGCAGACTGGTGACGGGAGCTAAGAGCGAATACGTACAGCTTGAGGCTGCGAAAGATCTGCTCGACCGTGCAGGATATAAACCGATAGATAGATCACAAGTGCAAGTTGCAGGAGATATTAAAGTCTCCATTGATCTGTCATAGAGGGGGTGGGGGTCAAAAGTTGCTAGTAGTTACGTGTCAGTAGTCCCTCACTAGCATTTTTCTTCAAAAAGGTTTACAACAACCTTGCAAAATATTTTTTAGTTAGAAAGGTCCGATGTAATGAGGAAGATCCACAAGAGTCCATCGGGCGGTTTGACTGAAGCAGGGCGAAAGTATTTCAAGCGAACTGAGGGTGCTAACTTAAAGAGGCCTGTTCCCAAGGGAAAGAATCCGAGGCGTGTATCTTTTGCTGCTAGGTTTGCAGGGATGAAGGGTCCGATGAAGGATGAGAAGGGTCGGCCTACTAGAAAGGCTTTGGCGTTGAAGAAGTGGGGCTTTGGCAGTGTTGCTGCGGCTAGATCATTTGTTGCAAGGAACAGGCAGACATGAAGAAGAAGAGTCAGAGTTTAGTTAATCGTGGTGTGCAGCTTAAGTTGCGAGATAAGTATGTTAAAGAGTTAGATGACATTGAGAAGAAGTTAGATCCTGAGCCACAGCCTAAGAGTTTTTTTAGTAAGTTATTTGATTTTGCTACTGGCAATACTGAGGTAAGCGGTGGGATTGAGATGACACCTGAGAGAAAGAAACTCTTGAAGCGATGGCACTTCTTGAGTAATAGGGTAGATGATATGCCTGATCCAAGTGGAGATAAGTTCCCATGAAAGTAAAAAAGAAAAGTCTTATAAGCCCCAAGAATACAAAAAGAGAAGCTCAGATTACTAAAGTAGTTGATAGTACAAAAAAATACGATGGGCTTTTTGGCGATGGGTATGCTTTAGAAATGTTTCAAGGTTATGTAAAGGGAGGTATGCCTCCAAAATCTGCTGCACGTTCTACTCTTAGAATGTTAAGGAAATTAGAATTTGACGAACTTATGGATAGATTTGATGGAAGTTCCGAATGAGTACAGTAAACAAAGCAGGAGTTTACACTAAGCCTAAGATGCGAAAGAGTTTGTTTAACTCAATTAAGGCAAGGGCTACTCATGGCACTGCGGCAGGACAATGGTCTGCTCGAAAGGCGCAGTTGCTTGCTAAGACTTATAAGGCTAGAGGTGGAGGTTACAAATCGTGAAGGCACCACAACGTTCATTGCTAAACTGGGGTAAACAGAAATGGAGAACCAAATCTGGCAAGAAGTCTAGTGAAACTGGTGAACGTTACTTACCTTCTAAAGCTATCGCTGCTCTTAGTGATGCTGAGTATCGCGCTACAACCAGAGCCAAACGAAAGGGTAAGGCAAAGGGTAAACAGTTTGTGGCTCAACCGAAAAAGATTGCTAACAAAGTAAGGAGTTATAGAAATGCCTAATGTAAATGGAAAGAAGTTTCCCTACACTAAGAAGGGAATAGCTGCGGCTAAGAAAGCTTCAGATGAAAAGAAGAAGCCTATGAAGAAGAAGAAAAGCCTAATGTCAGGAAGCTACAACTAATGGCTTTTTATTTAACGAGTGGTGAATTGTATGAAGGCGAAACTCACGTTCTAGCAGGTAATACTTATAGTGGTAAGACGAGAACATCTGAGTCACGCCGACTCGTGGAAGGGCCAGAACCAACGAGAGCCAGAAGCTCCAATGGCAGACTCAAAGGTGACGACCCCTCCACGATTGATATAAACGAAGCGTATGAGAAACCCAAGGCCAAAAGGAAGTCTAAGAAAAAATAATGGTTAGACCTACATACGAGACTGAGGCTGACCTAAGTAGAGAAGAAAACATTGCTAGATATGCAGCGCGTAAGTGGGATTGCGCTATGCGTAAGCAGGATAAGTACAATCAGTTTGATTACCTGATAATAAAGGGAAAGGACGTAAAGGCTTTTGTAGAAATCAGAACAAGGACGCATACGAAGGGTACTTATCCGACCTGTTTTGTATCGGCTAACAAAGTGCAAGCTTCCTTTTCCATGCGTCTTGCCACTGGCTTACCGTGTATATTCTTAGTTGGATGGAAAGATTGTATCGGGTGGGCATCTTTGACTGAGATGTATAAAATAACAATAGGCGGCAGAACAGATAGGGGAGACCCTGCTGACATTGAGGCTGTAGCTGAAATACCAATAGAGAAGTTTAATATATTCAAATGAGTTTTATAACTACTATATCCCAACAAGATCTGGCTTTGCTTAGAGGCATAGTTCGCAAAGTACATCTAGCACATGTTGAGGCAAAAGGATTAGCAACCGATGAGCAGTGCGATAAGTTAATAGAAAGCATTGGCCCAGAGATTGTAGAGAAGATGATTAAGTTTGGCGTAGATAAGGGATTGCGTTGATAAACTTTAAATACAAACCTGATGGTGAAGTCTTAAAGAAGTTTATGAAAGACAACACTTTCTTTCGTGGCATAAGAGGCCCAGTAGGATCTGGTAAGTCTGTCGGCTGCTGCATCGAAGTATTTAGAAGATCGCTTGCTCAAGAGAAAACTCCTGATGGTATTAGGAAAAGTCGTTGGGCAATCATAAGAAATACCAATCCACAGCTTAGAACAACTACTATTAAGACTTGGCTTGATTGGTTTCCTGAGAATGAATGGGGTAAGTTTACTTGGTCTGTGCCTTATACACATCACATAAAGAAAGGTGACATAGACCTTGAGGTAATCTTCCTTGCTCTTGATCGTCCAGAAGATGTTAAAAAACTACTGTCCCTCGAATTAACAGGCATCTGGATTAACGAGGCAAGGGAGATACCTAAGAGTATTATTGACGCTTGTACTATGAGGGTTGGTCGTTTTCCTTCTATGCGTGATGGTGGGCCGAGTTGGACAGGAGTTATTGCAGATACCAACGCACCAGAAGAAGATCATTGGTGGCCTATCATGTCTGGAGAAGTTCCAGTACCAGATCATATTCCTAGAGAGCAAGCTAAGATGTTGGTTAAGCCTGACAACTGGCAGTTCTTCACACAACCATCTGGCATGAAAGAAATATACAATGAAGATGGTGAGGTAGAAGATTACAAGGCAAGTGATTACGCAGAGAATAAAAAGAACATGCTTGGTAATTACTATGAAAACTTAGTACAAGGTAAAACAAAGTCTTGGATTGATGTCTATGTTATGAATAAACTAGGCACGATACAAGACGGAAAGCCAGTATATCCAATGTTTGCTAGTGAAACACATATTGCTAAAGAAGAAATACCAGTAGCTTCGGGGCTTCCTTTGTATATAGGAATAGACTTTGGCCTTACTCCTGCCGCTGTTATTGGTCAAAAGGTTAGAAATAGATGGTTGATACAGTCAGAGGTTGTAGCTTTTGATATGGGCATTGTTAGATTTGCAGAGGTTCTAAGAAATGAAATTGCTACTAGGTTTTCTGAAGCTTCCGATGTCTATATATATGGTGATCCAGCAGGTGATTTTAGGGCGCAGACGGACGAATCTACTCCTTTCCACATACTTAGAGGTGCAGGTCTACGTGCTTTTCCCGCTCCGAGCAATTCGGTGGATCTCCGCTTGGAGTCAGTGGCGCAGCAACTTAACAAGATGGTTGAAGGTAAACCTGCGTTTTTGATGGATAGAAGATGCCAACAACTTATCAAGGGTTTTGAAGGTGGCTATGCTTACAAGCGTATGGAAGTAAGTGGTGAGAGATACGCAGACAAACCTGATAAGAATATGTACTCTCACATACACGATGCGTTACAATATTTGTTGTTGGGTGCAGGAGAAGGGCGAGCTTTGATGTCAAATCAGAAACCTTCTCAGGTAGTTCAAGCTAGAAAAGACTATGATATATTTAACAGGAAACCTAAAAGTGTGGCAAACAAGCCTAGCGTTTGGTCACTTGTGCGTTGAAATTTGTTTTGAATTGTGTTTACCAATAGGTAACGAGGAGTTTTGTTATGTGCATATCGAAGAAAAAGAAAAATACAACAAAAACAGTTAAGAAAAAAAGCACTGGTACAACTACCGCTAAATCTTCTGGTTATTTCCCAGAGCTTACAACTTCAGCAGGTCCAGAGTCTGACAAAAGAACAGGTCAAGAAAAGTTTGACGCTAACCCTGCGCGTCAACAACAAGTTGCCAATAAGAAAAAAAGGAAAAAGAAAGCTAAACAAGCCGCCCTTAGAGATGCGACTACTACTACTGACACTACTACTGATACTACTGCTGATACCACAACCGATACAGATACTACAGTTATAGGCGATAGCGTTGGGGATACATCTCAAACCGCAGAAAGTATTTACACCAAAGACCCAGAAGAGGCTATGGAAGCACAGGAGCTTTTAGCTCAAGATGAGTTAAGACGGCAGAGAATAAAAAGGGCTAGAGCAAAGCAGTCTTTGCTAAGAAGAAGAGTAGAAAGAGATAGAGAAGTTGGTTCTGGAAGAAGAGTCTTATCTGGGTCTGAAAGAGAACTTAATATTCAAAGTAGACAGGCAGGTACAGGTCGTAGAGGCGGTGCAGGTAGAAGGTCTTTAATTACTGGTTCTACTGGTGGAATCGGATACTATAGTAGGTTTTTATAATGCATGATCCAAAACAGAAGTTAGAACGATATGAAAAAGCTAAAGCACATAGGCAAAACTTTGTTGACCTCTTTGAAGAATGTTATGAGTATGCTCTACCGCAGCGTGAGTCTTTTTATTACGAAACTGCAGGTCAGCGTAGAGATGATAAGATCTTTGATGAAACAGCGGTGGTTGGCGTTCAAGAGTTTGCTTCTAGGCTACAATCGGGATTAGTTCCAAACTTTGCACGTTGGGCAGATTTGATTGCAGGATCTGAAATACCCAAGAGTGAAAGGGACTTTGTAGACAATGATCTTGATGAGATCACTGAGTATGTATTTGAAATATTACAGAACTCAAACTTTTCTCAAGAAGTACATGAAGCGTTCATGGATCTAGCAGTAGGTACTGGTGTGCTGTGTGTAGATGAGGGGGATGCAATAAACCCTGTTACTTTCTCCGCAATACCATTACCGCATGTCGTTTTAGATACTGGTCCTGATGATAAGATAGATCATGTATTTAGAGAAAGAAAAGGTATTAGAAACTCTGAGATAATAATCTTGTATCCTGATGCAAAGCTTGATCCTAAAGTACAGCAACGAGCGCAAAGAGACCCAGAAGGTAAGTGTACTTTACTAGAGATTCTTTGCAAAGATTACAGTAAACGAAATGAGGAAGCATACCTTCTTTATGTAATAGATATGGCTACCAAAACTTACATTAAAGAACAACAGTTTAGGGGTGTGGGTTCTAATCCTTATGTTTGTTTTAGATGGTCTAAGTGTGCAGGAGAAGTATACGGCAGAGGCCCATTGATTAATGCCCTATCTGCTATCAAGACTACCAAT